TAGGCACCGGGGTCGGGCCTTCATTCGTATTGCGACCTCATCGCGCCTGCGTGCCACCTCACATGGTGCACCGACCCAGGGCTTTCATGCTCGGGGGCGAGTGGGGCGACTCATGAGTGGTTAGGGTGTCACTCGCGGGCGAACTGCTCGGTGGTGTTCACCGAACGACAGTCTGGCGTTGGGTGAAGGAGAACCGCCTGCCGCCGCCGACGAAGATCGCCGGCGTTCCATGCTTCCCGCTCGGCCTGATTCGCTCGATCCAGCAAGACGGGACTCGTCCCAAGCAGGCTGACCGCAGCCTCCGCACGGGAGGCTGACCATGCAAGTCTATCGAGATGCCCCCAAGGGGGCAGGCGGAGCCATGCCTTCGCCGGACGGCTTGCGGTTTGGCTACTCCTTGAAGGAGGTGCAGCCATGGCGCTGAAGCTCACCCGTCTGGCTCAGGCCAGTGCGCCAAGGCCGCCGACGATCACGGTCTTCGGCGTCGCAGGGATCGGCAAGACGTCGTTCGCCGCGGCGGCGCTGAATCCGGTCTTCCTCCTGACCGAGGACGGCCTGGGCATGCGGGAGGTCGCGCACTTCCCGTTGGCCAAGGCCTACGACGACTGCATCGGGCACCTGGCGGCGCTGTACAGCGAGGAGCACGACTTCTCCACCGTTGTCGTCGACAGCTTGGACTGGCTCGAGCCGCTGATCCATGCGAGGGTCTGCCGGGACAACGGCTGGTCGTCTATCGAGGAGCCCGGCTACGGCAAGGGCTATGTCGCGGCGCTGGCGTTGTGGCGCCAGTACCTGGACGGTCTGAACGCGCTGCGGGACGAGCGCGGGATGACGGTGGTGCAGATCGCCCACTCCGAGATCCGGCGCTTCGACTCCCCCGAGCATGAGCCCTACGACCGCTACGGACTGAAGCTCCACGCCCGGGCGGCCGCCCTGGTGCTCGAGCACTCCGACGCCGCGCTCTTCGCCAACTTCCGGGTCGCCACCGTCAAGTCCGACGTCGGCTTCAACAAGCGTGTCAACCGCGCGGTGGGGTCGGGGGAACGCCTGATCCACACCACCGAGCGGCCGGCGTTCATCGCCAAGAACCGCTACGGCCTGCCCGACACCCTGCCGCTGGACTGGGACAGCTTCGCCCGGGCCATGCCCGAGGCGCTGCAGCCCATGTTGATCACCAGCGAGCACCTCCAGAACCTCACCTGATTCCGAAAGCTCACCATGCCCAACTTTGCCTTCCCCTTTGACGCCTCCTCCATCCAGCCCCAGGACCGCTCGCCGCTGCCCGCGGGTCCCTACCTCGTGCAGATCATCCACAGCGAGTTCCGCCCGACCAAGGACGGTACGGGCAAGTACCTGCTTCTGGAACTGGAAGTCCTGGAAGGACCGTACACCGGCCGACGCCTGTTCGACCGGATCAACCTGGTCAACCCCAACCCGAAGGCCCAGCAGATCGCCGAGCAGACCCTCGCCGCCATCTGCCGCGCCGTCGGCAAGGTCCAGGTGATCTCCAGCGAGGAGCTGCACCACATCCCGCTGATCGCGGAGGTCCGCCTCGATCCGGCCAAGGGCGGCTACGACGAATCGAACAGCATCAAGCGCTACTCGGCGCGCGGTCAGGACGGCACTGCCTCACCGGCGGCGCCTGCGCCCCGGCCCGCACCGTCGGCCCCGGCAGCCGCCGCGGCGCCTGCGACAGCTGCTGCCGGCGTTCCCTGGAAGCGTCGCGCCTGAAGGAGTCGCCGCTCATGAACCACCAAACCGACGATCCGGTGGTTCACCTGCCGGACACGCCCGAAGGGTGCCGTGTCCGGCTGGCTGAACTCCACGACGAGGTGCGGTCCATCCGCATCGAGATCTCAACCCGCGACCTGCGGCGCCAGGCCGAGCGCCACAGCGTCGATCCCGACTGGTATCACCGGGCTAGCACCGCCGTGCGCCACAAGCGCAGGGAGATCGCGCTGGTGCAGCAGCAACTCGACCGCCTGGTCGGGCCGGCTCGGCGCGACAGCCTCAAGGACGCGCTCATCAGCGTGCTGCGCGCCGAGTTCGATGACGCCGCGTGGTCCAGGGCGCTCGCCCGCGCGCGGCAGATGCTCGAGACGGGCATGGAGGTGCGACATGGCTGAGGTCGCTGCCACCCCCTCCACCCGCGAGGCAATCTTCCAGGCCTACGAGGCCGATGCCGGCGACGGCCTGCGGCCGCACCTGGGCGCATCTCTGATTGGCACCGAATGCGAGCGCGCGCTCTGGTACGCCTTCCGTTGGGTCCAGCCTGCCCGTTTCTCGGGCCGCATCCTGCGGCTGTTCGAGACCGGAGAGCTGGAGGAAGCCCGTCTGGTGCGCAACCTGCGACGCACGGGCGCCACGGTGCTCGAGGTCGATCCAGACACCGGCCGCCAGTTCCGCGTCGAGGCTCACGGCGGGCACTTCGGTGGCTCGATGGATGCCATCGCGCACGGTCTGCTGGAAGAGCCGGGCACCTGGCACGTGCTGGAGTTCAAGACCCACGGGGCCAAGAGCTTCGGCGATCTCGCCTCCCGGGGCGTTCGCTCCAGCAAGCCCCAGCACTACGCGCAGATGCAGACCTACTTGCACCTGTGCGGCCTGGACTGGGCGATGTACGTCGCCGTTTGCAAGGACAACGACGACCTGCACGTCGAACGTGTAGCTGCCGATCCTCACGTCGCGCACGGACTGCTGGAGCGGGCAGGCCGGGTGATCTTCGCCGACACGCCGGGCCCGCGTATCAGCGATGACCCGCAGTGGTATCAGTGCCGGATGTGCGACTACCGCGGCATCTGCCACGGCGGCGAGCCTGCGGCAGTGAATTGCCGAACCTGCTTGCACTCGACCCCGATGGACGGAGGCTGGCGATGCGAGCGTCACGAAAAGCCTCTGCCGCAGGCCGAGCAGCGCCAAGGCTGCGAGCGACACCTGTATCTGCCGGCACTGGTGCCGGCCGAGCAGGTCGACGCTGGGCCGGATTGGGTGGAGTACCAGTTCCCCGGGGGCCAGCGTTGGCGCGACCTGGGCTTCGACAAGGACACGGAGGTCATATCGTGAAACTCCAACTGCGAACCTATCAGGCCCAGGCGATTGACAGCGTCTACGGCTACTTCGACAGCCACAGCGGCAACCCGCTGATCGTGATCCCGACCGGCGGAGGCAAGTCGCTGGTGATGGCGTCGTTCATCGAGGGTGTCCTGCGCGACTATCCCGACCAGCGCATCCTCGTCGTCACGCACGTGCGGGAGCTGATCCAGCAGAACTACGACGAGCTGCTGAAGCTGCGGCTGCAGGCGCCGGCTGGGATCTATTCGGCTGGTCTGCGCCGGCGCGAGTCCGATGCCCGCATCCTGTTCTGCGGCATCCAGTCGGTGCGTCGACGGGCAGCGGAGATCGGGCATGTCGACCTCGTGATAGTCGACGAGGCGCACCTCATCCCGCGTACGGACAACACGATGTACCGGCGGTTCCTCGGCGACCTGCGTGTCATCAACCCGGAGCTGAAGGTCATCGGCCTGACGGCCACGCCGTACCGGCTGGACTCCGGGATGCTGCACCAGGGCGACGGTGCGCTGTTCACCGACATCGCATTCGAGGTCTCGGTGCGCACGCTGATCGACGAGGGGTTCCTCTGCCGCCTGGTGTCCAAGCGCACCACGACCCAGCTCGATGTCAGCGGTGTCGGGACGCGCGGCGGCGACTTCATCGGCAAGCAGCTTGAACGGGCTGTCGATACGGCTGCCATCACGAATGCCGCGGTGGACGAGATCCTCGAGCGAGGCAAGGACCGGCGCAGTTGGCTGGTCTTTTGCTCCGGCGTGGACCACGCGCACCATGTGCGTGATGCCATCCGCGCGCGTGGCGTGAGCTGCGAGACCATCGTCGGCAGCACCCCAGGCCCGGAGCGCGAGGCCCTGATCCAGGCCTTCAAGGAAGGTCGGATCCAGTGCCTGACCAACGCGAACGTCCTGACCACCGGCTTTAATGCGCCGGCGGTGGACCTGATCGCGATGCTGCGACCGACCCAGTCGGCGGGGCTGTTCGTGCAGATGGTCGGGCGTGGCAGCCGCCTGGCGCCCGGCAAGCAGGACTGCGTGGTACTGGACTTCGCCGGCAACATCGCGCGTCACGGTCCCATCGACCTTGTCAGGCCCCGCGGCAAGAACGGCGACGGCGGCGGTGAAGCGCCGACCAAGGTCTGTCCGCAGTGCGACTCGATCCTGCACGCCGCGGTGTCTGAGTGCCCGGACTGTGGCCACCTGTTCGTACGGCAGCTGCCCAAGATCGCGTCGCAGGCCAGCGAGCTCGAGGTCGTCAGCTCGCCGGAACCGCAGGCGGTACGCGTGACGGGTGTGAGCTATTCGCTGCACCGCAAGCCGGGCAAGCCCCCCAGCATGCGCGTGGACTACCACAGCGGGTTGGCCCGGCATAGCGAGTTCGTCTGCCTGGAGCACGATGGGTTCCCCGGCAAGGTGGCGCGCGGCTGGTGGGCGGCAAGGGCGCCCGGCATGCCTGTACCTGCCCGCGTAGTCGACGCGCTGGCCGTGCGCGACCGCCTGCGCGTGCCCATCTACATCAAGGTGCGCCCGGACGGCCGGTACACCAAGGTCGTCGGCGCGCGCTTCTGATGCTGTGCGCCATCTGCCGGCGCGACGCCCGAGGGTTCGGCTTCGCGCCGCACCTCATCCGGGTGGCCGCGCCCACCGTGAAGTTGTGCTCCATGCGCTGCATGGACATTGCTGCGAGGCTCAAAGGAATGATCAACCCGAACAAGCACGAGGTGGCCGCGCTGGATGCGGCATCCCAGGCTGGTGGCGCCTATGTCGAGTCGCTGTCGAGAACCGATCTGACGACCTGGGCGCAGCAGGAGTGGATCCGGCTCGTGGACGTCATCGTCACCGAGTACCAGGACACCCTGCGCAGGGCGTACGCCGATGACCCCCCGATCTGAAGAAAGGCCCGCCATGAGCGCAAACCCCAGCTCGCACGGCGTGCCGCCGTGCTTTTCCTCCGCCCGCCAGTACCGCGCGTGGAAGTCGATGACCGTGCGCGTGCGACCAGGCCCGAGCGAGTTCTGCGAGGACTGCACGCCCGAGTTTCAGCGCTCGCGCATCGCGCAGTTCCGCTGCCTACACCCGGGGACCACCTTCCACCGGGGCATCGACGGGTTCGTCGACGGCGTCCGACCAGGATGCCGGTTGCCGACCCGGGACAAGACCCGCGAGAAGGAGACCCTGTGATGACGGCAATCGACTTCATGGCCCGGCACGGGCCCACGCTGGTCGAGCGCGGCTACCGGATCCTCCCCATCCGGCCTGGAGCCAAGAGCCCCGGCGCCTACTCGCGCAACGCGTGGCACGGATACGCTCAGTGGTCCCGCCATTGCGAGCGCGACACGACCGAGTACGAGGTGGCGACGTGGTCGGACTGGCCGCAGGCCGGTGTAGGCATCGCCACGGGCAACGTCATCGGCATCGACATCGATGTCGTGCAGGCGCCTGACATCGCGGACGCCATCCAGGCGCTGGCGATGCAGCAGCTGGGCCACACGCCGGCGGTGCGCATCGGGCGCGCGCCGAAGAGGCTGCTGGTGTACCGGGCAGCCGAGCCCTTCCGGGGCTTCAAGCTGCATCCCATTGAGGTGCTCGGCGTCGGGCAGCAGTTCGTGGCCTATGCGATCCACCCGGACACGGGCCGGCCCTACGAGTGGCCGGTCAGCACCCTGGCAGACCTTGACCTGGCCGAGCTGCCTATGGTGGCGAAGGCCCAGGTCGAATCGTTCGTGACGCAGGCGATTGCGTTGGTGCCTGCGGAGCTGCGACCTAGCGGGCTGCCTCGCCCGGTAGGCGCGCCTGGCGAAACCGTGGCGCCGGGCGAGCTTCGCGGCACCTTCGAGGCCGTCGCGTCGGCCCTGCCGCACATCGTGAACGCGGACCTGGACTACGACAGCTGGGTGCGCATCGGCATGGCGATCAAGGGAGCGCTCGGGGAGGAGGGCCGGCAGTTGTTCGAGGCGTGGTCTGCGACGTCGTCGAAGAACCGGCCGAAGGCAACGAGCACGGCCTGGCAGGGGTTCAAGCCTGAGCGGATCGGCGCAGGCACGGTGTACCGGCTCGCCATCGACGCCGGCTGGAGTCCGCCCGCGGAGCTGCAGCTCAACGGCGAGATCCCCGTTAGTGATGAACACCCGGCCAAGGCGCTGCTGAAGTCGCTGTCCAGTTCGCAATCCAGTCCGGCAGCTGCACCCGCTGCGCCGCCACCACCGCCGACAGCACCGCCACGCATGAAGATGCCGCAGGGGTGGGACAACGTCGGCGGCGTGATCGCCGACATGATGAAGTTGATGGTCACCACCGCCAAGCGGCCCCAGCCGGTGCTGGCGCTCGCGGCCAGCTTGTGCGCCGTCGGCGCGCTGATGGGGCGCAAATACCGCACGGACACCAACGTGCGGTCGAACCTCTACATGGTCGGCATCGCCGAAAGCGGCGCGGGCAAGAACCACGCGCGGGTGGTGATCAACGAGCTGTTCGGCCGCGCCGGGCTGACGCAGTACATCGGCGGCAACAAGATCGCCTCGGGCTCCGGGTTGCTCACGGCCATCGTGCGCCAGCCTTCGATCCTGTTCCAGCTCGACGAGTTCGGGATGTTCCTCGCGGCGGCGGCCGACCGCAAGAGTTCGCCGCGGCACCTGACCGAGATCCTCGACCTGATGACGGAGCTCTTCACGACGGCCGGCACAACCTACTTCGGCATCGAGTACGCGAGTGCGAAGCACAACGACGCCCATCGGCTCATCCACCAGCCTTGCCTGTGCGTCTACGGGACGACCACGCCGCTGCACTTCTGGCAGGCGCTGCAGGCGGCTAACGTGGCCGACGGCTCGCTGGCGCGGTTCCTGATCGTCGAGAGCGAGGACGACTTCCCGGACAGCAACGAGCGTTTCGGCGTGATCGATCCGCCGCAGGACCTTGTCGACCGGCTGATCGCAATCCACGAAGGCGGTGGCAAGCTGAACGGCAACTTCACCGACTGCGGCGCCCTCAATCAGGTGATGGTCGATCCGCGGGTAGTGCCGATGACGCCGCAGGCGCGGGTGGTGTTCCTGGCGCTGGACCGCTCCATCATGGTGCGGCTGCGCGGCGCTCGGGGCACGGCGAACGCGTCGATCCTGGCACGCATCGAGGAGCACGCAACCAAACTCGCGCTGATCCGTGCTGTTTCCCGCGACGCCGTGAACCCGCAGATCGAGGATCACGATGCTGAGTGGGGTTTGCTGATCGCGAGGCACTGCGCCGACTACTCGATGCGTGAGTCCGAAGCTCGGGTGTCGGAGAACCCGATCGAGCAGTACCACAAGCGTGCGATGAAGATCCTTCAAGACGCCGGAGCGTCGGGTATGTTGCGTAGCGAATTTACGCGTCGTACGCAGTTCATGGACAGCCGTCAGCGAGAAGGCGTGTTGCAGACTCTCGTCGAAGCAGGACTTGTGGAGATGGAGGTCGTGGCGTCGATCAGGCGGCCCGGGCAGTTGTTGCGAGCCGTTGGAAGGTGAGATGGTGGGCGGGCGGTTGCCTTCAGCCGGTCCGCCGCCATCGGGATGAGGTAAGCTGTTGATTAACATAAGTTCTGACCCCGAGGGTGGTCATGGTTCAAAACTTCAAAGCTTCAAGGGGGGTCTATATATATACATACATCCTCGCGCGCGCGAAGAAAAGCGACCTCTCCCTCTTGATCTAAGATATATATTGAATGAATGAAATATTGAAGATATATAGACTCTCCAGCAGGAGGCCCGCTTGAAGGAATGAAATATTGAAGTTATTCGGCCGAGCCGGCTCATGTCGCTGCGACGACCGGCTCAGGCCCAAAGCATGAAGGAGCCGCACCAGCCCTGACCCGGCAGTGCCAGCGCTCCTCCAGGTTGTTCCGTCAACCATGGAGGACGCGTGTCCACGCAAAGACCGAATCCCTCGCCGTCCCAGCAGGCGGCACCAGCGAACGCATCAATCCTCGCCCTCGATCTCGGCCAGAACACCGGCTGGGCGCTGCGCGACGGGCGTGGGCTCATCACTTCCGGCACCCAGCAGTTCAAGCCCGGCCGGTTTGAGGGTGGCGGCATGCCGCTGCTGCGATTCGTTTCCTGGTTGGATGGCCTCAGGAGGGCTGCAGAGCCTCTTGGCGGCGTTTTCTTCGAGGAGGTGAGGGCGCACAAGGGAACAGCCGCTGCACACGCCTACGGGGCGTTTCTGGGCCACCTGTCGGCCTGGTGCGAATCCAACGGCGTGCCGTACCAAGGCATCCCCGTCGCAACCATCAAGCGGGACGCGACCGGCCGCGGCAATGCCGGCAAGGAAGAAGTCATCCGCGCGATGCGCAGCGCCGGCTTCGACCCCCGCGACGACAACGAGGCCGATGCGTTGGCGCTGCTGCGCTGCGTGGAGCGGGCTAGTCAAGGGTGACCGACCGATGAACCTCGGCTGGACCGCCCTGCAACTGCTGTCGTATCCGGTGGCGTTGTCTGCGCCGTCGCTGCGGCAGGCCTTCCCCAACCCCCGCCCACCTGGTGCGATCCAACCCGGCAGCGTCAGCGACGCCGTTCTGACGCACCTGCGCCTGCACCCGCTGCGCTGGCACCGCACCGCCGAGATCGTTCGCGCGGTCGGGCGCAGCCAGAAAACGGTGAGCTGGGCGCTGCACTACCTGAAAGCGCTCGGCCACATCGAGGCCACGCCGTGTGGCGGACTCTCGACGCCATGCCGGTATCTGAAGTACCGCGCCAGGCAGGAGTCGCCTGCCCACAAGCGGCAGCCGTGGAGAGAACCCCAATGACCACGACGAACACCACCACGATGACCCTCACACCCCGCCAGGAAGCCTTCGCGCTGGAGGTGGCCAGCGGCAAGTCCCAGGCCGAGGCCTACCGGACCGCCTACCCGAAGTCGCAGGCCTGGAAGGACACGGCGGTTTGGCAGCAGTCCAGCCGGCTGATGGCATTGCCTCATGTTTCCGCAAGGGTCGCTTCGCATCGCACGGAATTGGCGCAGCGGTCGCTGTGGGCGCGCGAGGACAGCGTGCGCTCGCTCGTGAAGGTGGTGCGCACGGCCGATAGGCCCAGCGACATCGTCGCGGCGGTCAAGGCGCTCAACGAGATGCACGGCTTCAACGCGCCGCAGAAGGTGGAGCACTCCGGTGCGATCACGTCCATCACGCGGCGCATCATCGACGTGGGGGTGAC